TCAGGTGAAAAAACCAATGCTACTGGTGTGCAAAACAGCACATCTGCTTTATATATTAATTTAAGAGATTCTAGCAACAACTCACAAAAAGATTCAAATTACGTTCATGTGGCTTATTTGAGGTAAATATGGATAAAAGAATAGTATATATAAATGAAGATGGAACAATAGGTATTATTATACCTGCAGATATGGGCGAAATGACCATAGAACAATTAGCACAAAAAGATGTGCCAACAGGATTGACTTATCACATTGTAGATAAATCAGAAATACCAACAGATAGAACTTTTAGGGATGCATGGAAATGGCAATAGTAACTGACATAACAAAAGCAAAAGCAATAGTAAAAGAAAAACTAAGAGCAGATAGAAAACCTTTGCTAGAAGAACAAGACATTCTATATCAAAGAGCATTAGAAACATCTGCTGATACAACAGCTATAGTTACAGAAAAACAAAGATTGAGAGATATCACAAACGATGTCGATGCTATGAGTACAGAATCAGCATTAAAAACTAAAATGACAACATTAGAGGGATAACGAATGGGATTAGAAACAGGAACATATATAGACAGTCTTAACAGCTCAAACCCTACAGCAGGTGATGCCGTATCTGAGGGTGATGACCATTTAAGACTTATTAAATCGACAGTAAAAGCAACATTCCCAAATTTATCAGGTGCTGTAACAAGTACACAGGCAGAATTAAATTTACTTGATGGCGTAACAGCAAACACTACAGAACTTAATTATGTAGACATAACAACACTTGGAACAACACAAGCGTCAAAAGCCGTAACTGCAGACGCAAACAAAGATATAACTGGCATAAGGAATCTAACAATTACAGGTGCATTATCAGCAGGTAGTGGGCTTGTAACAATGTCAGACATATATCCTGTAGGAAGTATTTATATAAATGCAGCAGTAACAACTAACCCTGCAACCTTATTAGGATTTGGAACATGGGCAGCATTTGGTTCAGGCAGAATGATGGTTGGTTATAACGCATCAGATAGTGATTTTGACGCATTACAAGAAACAGGTGGTGCAAAAACACATACATTGACTATTGACGAAATACCATCACATACTCACAACAGACCGAAAGGTTGGAAACCTGCTCCAAACTCGAATGATGTTGATATAACAGGTGGTAATGGAGTTAATATTGCAGATAATATGCTAACAGACGCAACTGGTGGTGGACAAGCCCACAGTATTTTAAACCCATACATAGTTGCATATATGTGGAGAAGAACTGCGTAATGGCAACATTTGTAGCACCTGCCCCAAAGGGCATGATAAAAGACACGAATAATACAATAATTCCTTTTGAGTTTTATTCAGAAGCATCTAATATTAGATTTGCAGATAGTGCAGCTAAAAAAATAAAAGGACATGATATTGTTTTTGGAACACCTACAGTTGCCCCTTATTTTGTTATTAATTGGTCTTATGGAACTAACTCTTACTGGTTTTATGCTGGTACAGCAAAAATTTATAGATTGAGTGGAAGCTCAACACATACAGATTTTACAAGAGCATCAGGTGGAGATTACTCAACTAATCTAACAGCAATAGGAAATTGGACAGGAACTATTTATAATGGTCTACCTATTTTATGTAATGGAGTAGATGACCCACAAGCATTGTCTACAACAGGAGCTAGTGCATTTGCAGATTTACCTAACTGGATATCTAATGGTACGTGCAAAACAATAAAAGCATATGGCAACTATTTGATGGCATTAAATTTAACGGAAGGTGGCACAAACTTACCTAATAAAGTTAGATGGGGAGATACTGCTGAAGATTTTAGTTACCCTTCTACTTGGACTGCTGGTGCTACGAATGACGCTGGTGCTGTAACATTAGGCGATGAAGCAGATGAGATTATAGATGGTCTTGCATTAAAAGAATCATTCATAATTTATAAAGGTAATTCTACTTGGATTGCAAATTATATAGGTGGTAATTTAGTTTTTAGTTTTAAAAAACTTTTTAATGATACAGGAGTTTTAACTAGAAATTGTATAGAAGAATTTGATGGAAAACATTTTGTAGTAACTCAAGGTGATGTAATTGTACACAATGGCGTATCTAAACAATCAGTTGCAACAAATTCTATAAAAAAACATTTATTCGATGACATAAGCGATGCTTATTACCAATTGACTTTTGTTACACATAACGTACAACAATCAGAAATGTGGATATCTTATCCTAGTATAGGTTCTGAATTTTGTAATAAAGCGTTAATTTACAATTATGTTGATGGGAGTTTTACTTTTAGAGACTTGCCTAACATTTATCATATTGGTCCTGGAGTGGTAGATACAGGTGCAACTACTGTTGTATGGTCAGGACAGAGTGCAACATGGACAAGTTATTCAGGAACATGGGGAGATAGGAGTTTTAATCCTACAGAAAGAAGCATTCTTATGGCAGGTGTAGCAGATACTAAATTGTATCGTGGTGATTTTGGACAACAGTTTTCAGGAGAAAATTTTATATCTACAGTAGAACGTAAAGGCTTAACATTAGACGGAAACAACAATACAGTAAAACAAGTTAGAAAAATTACACCTAGAGTTAAAGGCACAGGTTCAGTAAATATTTTAGTAGGAAGTTCTATGTCGCCTAATGGAACATACACTTTTGGTAGTCCACAATCATTTGACCCTAACTCACAAAATAAAGTAGACTGTAGAGTAACTGGCAAATTTATAGCAATAAGGTTTCAACATACTTCTAATAGTGAGTTTGAATTAAATGGCTATGACTTAGAGTATGAAGTTTTAGGAGAAAGATAATGGCAGAAGCACCTAGATATTCACCTAACCCTGTACCTAGTAATCCTGAAGATTTACCTAGATATATCTTCGAGGAACTTACTAAGCTACAAGGTGCATTAGAAGAAAATCCAACAACATTTATAGAAGTAACAAACGCAACGCCTATTAGAAAAAAACAAGGAGATATCGTTTATGCTGATGGCTCTAACTTTAATCCTGGTAGTGCAGGTGAGGGCATATACTTTGTAAACGCAGCAGGTAACTATACTAAGTTATGATATACGTTAGTGGTATAAAGTCTAAAAAAATTCCTGATATTTGGAATCTTTGCAAACAATACGTTGAAATGGGAAACAACAAAAGCAAAGAAGAAATGAATATAGACGATATATATGAAAGATTAATTAATGCAGAAATGCAGTTATGGGTAGTTTTTGACGAAAACGATGACATAAAATCTGTCGTAACAACAGAAGTAATAAACTATCCTAGAAAAAGAACATGTAGAATAGTAACGCTTGGAGGGCGTGGACTCGATAATTGGGTTGACGAAGTACTAGATGTTCTAGAAGGGTGGGCAATCGAAAATGGTTGTGTTGCTATGGAAACTGCATGTCGCAAAGGTTTTATAAAAAAACTTGAAAAGTATGGATATGAACATGCTTACACAATATTAGGTAAAGAATTAACAACATTACATTAGAGGTAAATTATGAGTAAAGGAAGTGGTGGTGGTGGTGGCACACAAGTCACAAGAATAGAACCATCTACGATAGCAGCACCTTATTTAAGTGGCTTATATTCTGACGCTAGAAATTTGTACAATCAAGGTGGTCCACAAGTATTTCAAGGACAAACATATGCTAATCCTACAGACACGCAATTACTAGGTGAAAACCTAGCAATGATGAACGCATTAGGACCACAAGCAATGACTGCACAAAATTTAACTAACGCACAAAACTTTGCATTGGCTGGTCCAGCAAACTTAGCTAGTAATCCTTATCTTGCAGATGCAACAGAAGCAGCTATTAGACCTCTATACTCACAAGCACAAGGTCTGTTACAACAAGCAAGAAGAGATGCAAACTCAGCAGGACAGTTGGGTGGTGATAGACAAGCAATTTTAGAACAAGGAGTTATAGGAGACTATTTACAACGAGCAGGTGATATTACATCTACTATGTATAGTGACGCATATAACAATGCACTATCCAACCAAGCAAAAGCTATTGGTTTAGCTCCAAGCACATTATCTAGCATGTCTGCCCCTGCTACATCGTTGATGGCATTAGGTGGCGTACAACAAGCTAGAGACCAATTAGCGATAGATGATGCGAGAGCAAGATTTGAAGCTGAACAGGCAAGACCATATTCTAACCTAGCAGCCTATCAAGGTATTGTAGGTGGTGACGCATTAGGTAAAACTATGACAGCCTCTATGCCTGGACAATCGCCTTCTTTTGGACAAAGAGCATTAGGTGGAGCAGCTGCAGGTTTAGGTGCATATCAATTAGCAGGATTAACTACAGGTGCAGGTGCAGCAGCAGCCCCTGTTTTTGGTCCAGCAATAGCAGGAGCTGCAGGACCTATAGGACTCGCAGTTGGTATAGGGTCAGCATTAGGATTATTTGATTAGGAGATAAATTATGGTTGCATTTGTACCAACATTAGTTCAATTAAGTTACGCAGGGCTAAGGTCTATTATGTCGAAATATGGCAGAAATAGAATAGCAGGAATAATGAAAGAACTTAAAGTAGATAAAGCTACTGCACGTAAAATAAACGAAACTTATCAAAAGGTAACAAAAAAAGGAGATGTTACTCAGAAACTAGGTGGAAAAAATGTTGTTAGTAACAAAAATACTGTTAGCGTAAGAGTTGATAAACCACAAGCAGATGTTTTAAAAGGTAATCCTATAACAAGTATAGGAGGGACAGGGCAAAAAAGAAATCTTATTGGAACGCAACAGACAACGCAAAACAGGACTACGCCTGATAGTGTTAGAAAAAGTTTTGGATTTCCTAGTGCTAATGGACAAGGGTTTTTTGCATCAGCTAGAGACGCAGGTAGACAAGGCATGGGATTTTTATCAAGCCCTACTGGTTTGACTGTTGGTAGTTTAGGTTTATTAGGATATGCAGGTATGGACGCAGCAAATCCTGACCAAGTTGTACAACAAGGAAATGTATCGCCTGATTCTCAACTAGTTACTGTGCAAAATCCTGATGGAAGCACATCGACTAGATTAATGTCGACAGCAGGTGGTGGTAGTTCTTACAGAGACCAAGTAAGGAGTGGGCAAATAGATTTACCTATGACAGAAAAGTCTTATAATGAATTTAAAAAACAACTTAACATTTTTAATGCAAATTCTAGTGCATTTGATAGAGCAACCTCTTCATTAACAGGTAACGAGTC